TCTTCTGATTTCGGTGATCTAGAAGTTGTTCCTAACAGATTCTCTAGAGATAGAGATGCATTAGTCCTAGATATGGACTACTGGTCTGTAGGATTCTTAAGAGATTTCACTATGCATGAACTTTCAAAATCTGGTGATTCAGAGAAAAGACAGCTATTAGCTGAAATGACTTTGATCTCTAGAAACGAAGGTGCTTCAGGTGGAGTATTCGACTTAACAACATCATAATCTATAAATGCGTAGGGGAGTAACCTCAAACTACTCCCCTTGCATCAATCTAAAATATGAAGTATTAAGAGGTCAATAATACGGAACATATAAAGGAGAAAACATGAGAACATTAAACGACTATTTTTTAACTGCTGAGATCGAAGATATTAGTACAGCATCTTCTACATTTGTTGCAGTACCTGATGGTGGTAAAATAATTAAAATTATTACTGCTTTACAAGGTGCTATATCAGGTGGAAACGCTGCACTATCTTTTGAAATCGGTGGTACAGCTGTAACTGGTGGTGGCATAACTGTTGCCCATTCAGGATCAGCAGCTGGAACTGTAGATTCAGCAGTACCTACTGCTCTTAACAGAGTAGAAGAAGATGGTACTATTGAAATTCTTACAGATGGTGGCTCTACTGGAGCTAAAAAATGTCTTGTTACATTTGTAATAAGAAGATAATTAATTAAGGGGAGAGCAATCTCCCCTAACAAATAATATAATAAAAGGAAACAATGGCACACAATCACGCATTAAAAGTAGTAAGTCACGAGAAGGTAAGCTCAAGTGGAACTTCTGCACAAAGTGCTGCATTTGCTGCAAGTATATATTTTGTCAGAATAGTATCTGATGAAGATTGTTTTATTGAATTTGGTGGTAATCCAACTTCAACAACAAGTAAAATATTTTTACCTGCAAAAGATGTAGAATACTTTAAAGTTTCTCCAGGTGAGAAAGTAGCAGTTATTTTAGCATCAGGAACAGGCAACCTACACGTATCACAACTATCTGAATAATGTCTATCTTACGAGGGAAGGACTCAGACGGAACTAAGTATTTCGTTGAGGCCGATGGAAAACTTACAATAAAAAATTCACAAGATGTAGATCCTATTCTTCAAAAGAATAAAAGATTATATAATCTTAATGATGGTTATTCCAAAAGTAAAGACCTCAAACGTGTAGCTAGTATTCCTAGTTTAGTATTACAATTATGGGCTAAAGAATATAATGGTACTAATAATTGGTTTGCTATTCCACATATAGAAAGAAAAAGAATTTTAAAATTAAAACTTAATAGTAATGAGTTTCGTTACTTTAGAACAGCATCAGGTAGAATATAATGGCTAAAGATAAATTAAAAAAAATGGGTGATGGTAGATTTTCTTATACATTTGGAAATAATACAACAGTTTTTCTATCAAAAAAACCTAATAAAAAAATTAAGAATGAATTAAAAACTGCTTTTACAAACTATAGACCATCTAAAAGTAAGAAAAATTTATCATCTACATTTGGTAAATTTAACACATTAGAACATATTATTCAAAGTGATCCTAAAGCACCAAAAAAATATATGGCATTTAGATCAAGACAAAAAAATATAAAAACAGGTCAAAGACGACAAGTAATTATAACTACTAAAGGAATGTTTGAATAATGGCATTATCAACATACACAGAACTAAAAGCATCAGTAGCTAATTTTTTAAATAGATCTGATCTTACAACAGAGATACAAGATGACTTTATAAAACTAACTGAAGCAGATTTTAATGCTAAGCTTAGAATAAGACAAATGGAACAGATTGATGATGTTACTATTAATGCTGAAACTGTTACAGTACCTTCAGGATTTATAGCAGCTAGATCATTTCATATACTATCAAGTGGTACTAAATATCATTTAGAATATATTACACCAGCAAATTTATTTGAAATCAAAGGAGGTTCAACTTCAGGTATGCCTAGAACGTATACTATTGAATCAGATAATGGAACAGAACAATTTCGTTTCGCACCCTCGCCTGATACGAGTTATACAGGTAAGCTACAATATTATAAAGCTTTTACTGCTTTGTCTGATAGCAATACCTCTAATTATATTTTGGCAAGTCATCCTGCTATTTACTTATATGGGTCGTTATATCATGCTAGTAATTTCATTGGTGGCATCGATGCTAATCAAACGCAACAATGGCTAGGTATGTATTCAGCAGCTATGGAAAGATGTGAAAATAATGACAAACAAGATTCATATGGATCTGCACCTGTTGTTCAAAGAACAGATGTAAGTACAGATCTGTCATTCTATAGGAGAAAATAATGCGAAGAATTAAAATGACAACTGGTGCCATATCTAAATCTATTAGAAGGCAAAAAGAACAAAGATTAGCAAAAGTTGCTCAATCTTTTTTTAAAGACGGTGCTACTAAATTTGGTAGAGCAAGAATAGATAGAGCTTTAAGTTCAATTTATGGACATGTTATACCTCAAAAAAATATAGGTATAGGCAAAGCCGTAAAAAAATACAATAAAAAACTTAAGTTAAAGAATACATTAGTTAAAGCTGCAAACAAAAAAGATTATAATGAAACTATGTTTACTTTAACTGGAAACAAAAAGTTTATATAATGCAAATACCTTTTGGAGAATGGCTACCTGATCAACCTAAACATTTGAATCCAGGTGCTAACGTAGCAACAAATGTATATTACGCATTAAATTCTTATAAGAGATTTCCTTCATTGGTAAGCTATAGCTCTAATAATATTGGAGCTGATGCTAGAGGTGGTGGATCTTTTAGAGATAATTCAGGTAATGTATTTAACTTTGTAGCTAAGAATACAGATATATATCAATTAGCTAGTGGTACATTTACTTCTAGAAAAGCATCTCTTACAGGTACAAATACAGACTACTGGACATTTACACAATTTGGTAATTATGTTATTGCAAGTAATGGGGTAGATGCACCTCAATATTATTTAATGGGTACATCAACTAACTTTGCTAATTTATCTGCAATACAAACAGCAGGAACTGTACCTACGTTTAAAGTATCAGGAGTTATAAGAGATTTCTTAGTTACAGGTAATCAACCTACAAATCAAAACAGAATACAATGGTCAGGTATTAATGATATTACTACTTGGCAATCAGGAACTAAACAAGCTGATCAACAAGATCTACCAGGTTCAGGTGGTGAGATTGTACATATAACTTCAGGTGAATATGGATATGTATTCAGACAAAATCAAATTATCCGTATGGACTATGTAGGTGGTGCAACAGTATTTAGATTATCAGTTATATCTCCTAATAGAGGAGCTGTATATGGTAAAACTGTAACACAAGATAATAGACGAGTTTTTTTCTATGCAGATGATGGATTCTTTGAAATACAAGGAGATAATGTTATTGGTATAGGAGCTGAGAAAGTTAATAGATTTTTTGATCTAGATTTAAACAAAGCATTTACGGATAGAATATGTGCAGCTGTAGATCCATTTAATCAGTTAGCTATGTGGTTATATCCATCAACACAAAATCAAGCTAATACTACAGGTATTTGTGATAGAATTTTGATATATAACTATTCTACTAAAAAATGGTCATTAGCAGACACAAATGCTAGTTTTATATTTAGTCAGTTTGTAGGAGCTTATACAGTAGAGCTTATGAATACTATCTCTGAAAACCTAGAAAACATCAATATTGCATTAGATACTGACTTTTGGAATGGTGGACAAAGGTTTTTAGGAGCTATAAATAACTCTTACGAAGCTGCAATTTTTAGTGGAACTCAGAATGTTTCTGAGATAGAAACTTCGGAAGTTGAGTTATTTCCTGGTCATAGAGCTTCTATAACTGGTGTTAGACCTATAGTAGATGCTCAAGCTACAGTAACTATCAAAACTAGAGATAGACTAGCAAATAGCGATACAGAATCTAACTCAGCAACTATGACAGATAGTGGTATTAATCCTGTTAGACAATCAGGAAGATACTTCAAAGCAAATATTAAAGTACCAAGTGGTACAATATTTAATCATGGTCAAGGAATAGATATAACAGCTGTAAAAGCAGGATTAAGATGACAGATAAAACAGATATTGATAACGTAAGATATAGTTTTGAAACACAAGAATTTTTTCAAAGACAAATTGAAGAAGCAATTAACACATTAATTAATGAAAAAAATACTGAAAACAACAAAGCATTTGCTTGGTTTATAGGAGAATAGATGGCAGGTATAAAAGATTATAGTACTACAGCAAGTAATAATACATCCGTAGGAGGAGTTAGTATTGCAGAAGGTATGTTACCTTCAAATATTAACAATGCCTTTAGAGCTATTACTGCTGATATAAGAGAGTTTTATAATGACTCTCAATGGGTAATTTATGGTGATGGTGATGGTGCACATACATTTGCATATGCAAGTGCTACATCATTTACAATAGCAGGAGCTAATGTTACTTCTGTTTATCATGCTAATAGAAGAATTAAAGCTGTTGGATCTTCAACAGGAACAATAGTTGGAACTATATCTGGCTCATCATTTTCAACAAATACAACTGTAAATGT